AAAATAACAATAGCTTGCGTATGCAGGACAGGAAAAAACTTTAACCGGGAAAACGTAACCCGGCTATGGAAAATGGTTGAAAAGAATCTGAAGGTGGAGCATGAATTTGTTTGCCTGACGAATGAGACCTCCTGGGACAATCCAAATTGGAGGGTGATACCGCTTTTACACAATCTTCCGGGGTGGTGGAGCAAACTGGAACTGTTCCGGCCAGGGTTGTTTGATGGGGCTGTGCTGTACCTGGATTTGGACACCCTAATTCTGAAAGACATTTCTGTACTGGCCGGGGTGGTTCAACAAAGGCCATTTGTCATGTTGCGGGGCTTCAATAAAGGTATGTTGACCTTGGGGGATGTTCCGGCAAGTGGGATTATGGGTTTTCATACAGATTTAGATACCCTTTCCTCCTGGCCTGAGCAGATTTACAGTGAGTTTATGAAAGATCCCCAGGGCAACATGAAGAACCAGTTCAGAAGAGACCCAGCGGCTTTAATTGCCTCTGTGCGGGCTTTTGACCAAAGGGGTACCAAAGGTCCCGGCGGTGTACGATCGCCCGACCACAGCCGTTTTAAGGCGGGTTACAGGCAACAACAGCCCTACCGGAGAACCGGGGGCCAGCGTGGAGATCAGGGATTCATTGGTGAGCTGTTGGGGTGGGATAAAATACCAAAGTTTCAGGCATTTCTACCGCCTGGTTACATCATAGGCAAACGGGATGCCCGGAAGCTCCCGGTGGATAAAGAACCGGCTGCCCATGTGGTGGCCTGGAGTGGTCGACCGGAGTTACAAGACGCAGCAGAAGAATACACATGGATGAAGGGGAAATTATGATAATTACAAGGATTGCAATTTGTGGGATACCCTGTTCTGGCACAAAGTTAATGAACCACATGCTGGCCTCCGTTTTACCCACTTGGGATTATGACCCAATTGAACGGCCTTGGCATTGGGAACGGAAGCAGAAGTTTGTAATTACAAAACAGCCGAAAGATGTGTTTAAGCAAGATATTATTCGGAAGTACCACAACATAGCTCCAGTGATTATGGTGAGAGATCCCTGGTTTGTTTTGACTAGCAAACACCGGACGCCCAAATACTGGAACAGTGCAGAAAAGATTGGGTTCAAACAGTTTGCCCCGATTAAGTGGTACGAAGAAATTATAAAGCAACGGGACAAAGGAGCCTTCATCGTAAAGTACGAAGAGTTGGTAACAAACCCATGCGAAATACAGGGGCGGATGTTGGAACAATGGGATTTACCCTTTGAAGGTGATTTAACTGACTTTGCCCATACCCCGTTACCCCCAGGGTTGGAATACCTGGGAGTGGTGAGGCCTTTGAGTACTTCCCGGTTGGCCCTGGTGCCAGAAGATAAGGTGTATTTGAAAAAACAAGTAAAGATTTGCCCTGATTTATACAAGGTAAGAAAGGAGCTGGGATATGCGAACATTAGTCTGTCATAACCCAGGAAGAGAACGTCACACAGAACCATTAAACGCTTTTGCAGAAGGGCTCCGGAGTCGGGGGCATGAAGTGGAGGAGATTTATTCCACTTCATTCCTTGAGTATTCTGCTGAGAATTTTGATATGGTTGTTATTTTTGGTAGTGGGAACATTCACAAGGGCTTTAACGGGAAATTAAAACATACCATTATGGCGGTTTGTGAAGAGTTTGTAAAACCCTTTGTAATGCTAGAAGAGGCTTATGTTAAGCGTGGGGAGTATTGGGCCGTAGGGATAGATGGCCTGGCAGGGGCCGGGTTGTATACGTACCCTGAAATGGATCAGAACCGCATAGATAAAATAACAACCTATAAACCTTTTGAGTGGAGCGGGCGGAATATTTTGCTGTGCAAACAGATTGAAGCTGATGTGAACGTGGGCATCCCTCCAAGAAAGTATAGAAAATGGCTGGATGACATTGGGCTCAGGCTTGCTGATTTGGGTTACCCCGTTGTTGTGCGGGAACATCCCAGGGTAAAGAAAAATACGCCCCCGATTGCTGAGGCTTTAAAGAATTCCCGGTTCCTGGTGACGTATTCTAGTACAAGTGCCGTGGATGCTGCCCTGGTTGGAGTGCCTTTTTATGTAGAAGCCAAGCACCATGCTTTGTATTCCCTTGGCATGCACGACCTGGAAGAGTTTAACGGGATGGTCCCTACTCATGACGACCAACGCCGGGCCTTAAATGATATGGCAAACGGGCAGTGGACTGAGAATGAAATGATAAGTGGACAGTGCTGGGATCACTTTGAGCATGTATTGGAGTTTTGGAGATGACAAACACACAAATGCCTGCTCCTATTTTGGTAACCGGTTGTGCCCGTAGCGGTACAAGTATGGTAGCCGCAATGATAAATATCTGCGGAGCCTTTGGTGGAGTGATGAGCGGGCCAAACGGCAACAATAAAAAAGGGATGTTTGAGAATAGTGAGATACGGCAATCAATGGTGAAACCCTACATACGACAGATCAAAGCAGATCCTATGGGGCAGTATCCTTTACCGAACCTGAAGGGGTTACCCATTCCCTCAGATTGGGAGGCACGGGTTGAGCAGGTATTCAGGAAACAAGGTTGGGAGTCTGGCCCCTGGTTTTACAAAGGGGCAAAGATGTGTTTGTTTTGGCCGGTGTGGCAATATGCCTTCCCGGATGCTAAGTGGATTATTGTGAGAAGGAAGCCCACGGACATTATTAATAGCTGTATGAAAACCGGGTTTATGAAGGCGTTTAATCACACCCAAACTCAGCGGGCGGTTGGGGTTAAGAGTGCGGAGGAGGGCTGGCTTTGGTGGGTACATCAACATGAGGCTCAGTTTGTTGAAATGATCCAGGCGGGTTTGAATTGCAAAGTGGTTTGGCCTGAACGAATGGTTACCGGGGATTACCGGCAAATGTATGAGGTTATTGAATGGCTGGGGTTGGAGTGGAACAGTGAGGCTTTGAACTTCGTGGACCCTCGCTTGTGGAAGGCAAGGAGAAAATAAATGATAGATCAACCGAATTTAGATATACAGGCTCCACCTAATTTAAGTGAACAAAATATTAGTTATTGGGAGGCTATTGGGAAACCCGTTATGGATTGGGTAAAAAATCTGTGGAAAAGTAGAAGGAGAAAATAAATGGCAGTACGAACAACTATAGCGGATGTTACCTTAATCATGGCCAGTGTTCCGGCTGATGGGGTGGTAACCAAGTTTATTGATTCGGCAAACCTGACAGTAACTGAAATACTGGGTTCAGACACTACCCTGACAGATGCTATGAAGGCGGATATTGAGTGTTGGCTCACGGCTCACTTGATAGCCTGCACCCTGAAACGGATGCCAGCCAAAGCCGGGGCCGGGCCTGCTGATGTTACCTTTATGGGGAAGTCTGACATGGGGCTGGAGACAACCCCGTATGGCCAAATGGTTTTAGTGATGGATACCACCGGGAAAATGCGTTCCCAGGTAAGCGGGAAGAAAGTCAGTATTGTTGCGGTTACCAGTTTTGAAGATTAGGGGTTAAGTATGGGAACAATTGAAGATGTAGCAGCCTTATTTACAGTGCAAACGGCAGTGTATTGGGGGCCAGGCACCGCAGATGGTGAAGGGGGCCGGGTGTGGCCTGATCCGGTGGAGATAGATTGCCGATGGGATGAAGTTACCAAGCTGGTGGTGTCTGGGCAGACCAGTGGAAAGCCTGGGGAAGAGGTGGTGGCCCATGCCACGGTGCTGGTCAATATAGATTTGAAATATGGCGGGTTTTTGTTCCTTGGTGACTTGGACGATTTGGGTTCCGCTGAAGAAGAGAATCCCATGACCGTGAGCGGGGCTCATCGCATTATCAGGTGGGAAAAGATACCGATGGTTTTTGAAACAGATGACTTTGTAAGGATGGCTTATTTAGGAGCGTAATGAAAAAAGCTGTAACAGGTGGCCAAGAGGTCATTGATAACATTAATAGGGCAATAAAAGGGATAGAAGGAAGAACCCAAAAGGGGCTTATCCGGGCGGCTATTATGGTTATGAAAAGTATGGAGAAAGTTGCTCCGGTTATTCCGGTTGATACGGGGAATCTCCGGGCTTCCCGGTTCTTAGTAACAAAAAAGGGGGCTGGTGCAGGTGTTAGAGGGGGAAGATTTAAAGATGTAAGTATGAAGCCCCAGCATGAAGCAATTATTTCAAAGTACACTACGGAGGCTAAGGCCGTACAAGAGCCTTTAGTTATTTTAGGTTTTTCTGCTAATTATGCTTCCTATGTTCATGAGAATCTTGAGGCTACTTTTAAACGGCCTAATGCGGGGGCTAAATTCTTACAGGCGGCTATGGTTAGAGAAAGACACAATATGCTTCGGATGATTCAAAAAGAGGCAAGGATTAAAAAATGAATGCTCCAAGTGTTGACATAAAAGATATTCTAGCGGCTGAATCCAGTTTAAATCTTACTTATAAAACTAATTTGTTTATAGGTAAAGAGGAAGCTACCCCAAGTAATGTGGTTACGATATTTGACACTCCCGGTTGGGGTGCAATGTTGTTCATGGATAAAACAATACGAATTGAACGTCCAGCAATACAAATTCGGGTTAGGAATCGTAGATACACTACTGGATGGAATTTGTTGGACGCAATAAGAGTGGTCCTCCAGGGCCGGGCACACGAGACCTGGAACGGGGCCAGATATGAGTTAATTGTTAGTGCTGGGGATTTATCCCTGCTGGATTGGGATGAGAATACACGTCCAAGGTTTATTCTTAATTTCGATCTGATAAGGCAACCAAGCACAAACAGTTATTAACAATGCTAAAGAAAGGAGGCTAATAATATGGGATTAGGTGGTTTTAGTACACAAATACGCAGGTATGATGGTAGCTGGATGGAAGTTGTGGGAGTCCGTGAAGCAGACGGCCCTGGAATGACTCGTGATGCTATTGAAGATACTCTTTTAAATGCCACAGCAGGTTATAAAACATTTCTCCCTGGATTGCGGGATGCTGGCTCATTCTCTTTTACCATTGCGTTTGATCGTGATGAGTATGAGGAAATGAAGGCTGACTTTGATACAGATACAGCTTGTAATTATGAAATTGTTTTACCAGACACAGACAATACTACTATAGAGTTGGAGGCATTTATAACCGAACTGGGTTTACCCATCGACAGGGAAGGACTTATTGAATGTCCAATGACACTGAAGATAACAGGTAACCCGACAATTAATTCAGGGTCTGCTTCGGCTACCCCGGCTTAAT